TTGCTTTTCTTTTGTCTGTCTAGCCTTTTCTAGGCCATGCTTTGCCATGTGATCAAAACTGCAAAATCCCTTAGCCTGTACTGCCTCTGTGCAGTCTTTTACCTTGGGTAATTCGGCTTTACAGTATCGACATTTACGCGCCATCAATCCTCACTCGGCCACTGTATGGCTATTCCAAATCTTGAACTTGTATGGCGGTTTAATACTTCCCATACCTTTGTGTAATCTGCCCGCTTCATCTTTGCGGTACTATCTACATCAAACATAGCTTTTTGCACAGGTTTCCATATTAACTCTTTGATCATATCTGGATTCCATGGCATCTCAATATCGCATCTAAGGGTATTTCTCATATCATAACCAGCATCATTCAAGGCTTCTGCCAGTAATTGAAAGTACTTATGTAAAGCCCTATTTTGCCGCCCTGATCTTGTCTTACCCTTTCGCTTTATATCCAGCTCAAGATACTTTGATTCCTCAAAATCCTTCTTGAGCTGGGTTATAGCTTCTTCTAGGGATGCTTGGCTGTTAATGACTAACATTTACCCAGCTTTTAACCATATCAATACGTTCTTGCTCCATGTCTTGAGATTTTTCTAGCCATTCATTAGCCCACTCTGCCTGCTCCTTAGTGGCTTCTACGAATATCTCATTCCATCCTGTAGATTTATTTGAGTAGATAAATCCGAATCTGATTTCACCATCAACTAATCGCTGCTCAAAATAATAATATTCACCCATATCTCTCTCCTTTATCTATAACACTGTAATACCAAGGACGTGATCGCCTTGGATTGCGTTGTTATGCCCTGCCACTCACCCACGGGCCATGGGTCAACTATGCCTGAGTAGCTAGGCTCTGAGTTAAAACGGAATATCGTCGTCGAAATCCCCGAACTTATTTTCTTTTGCTACCCCTGATACGGGGCTTGCTGAAAATTTGGTTGCTGCCCTCCTTGGTGAACACCCATTGGCTGGCCTTGTGGTGGTGCTGGTGGTTGGTTTGGATTGCATTGTGGTGCTTGCTGGGGTGCTTGCTGATACTGCTGGGGCTGACTGCCTGAATTAACATAACCAAGTTTGCAGTCGATCAACTCAATAGACAATGACAATCCATTCGGTCCTTGAAATTGCTTAACCTTCTCCGCTTCCGCCGTTACTTCAATTACCGCACCTTCAATCAGATTTTGACGATAAAACTCAATCTGCTGGGTATTATTAGTGAATACGGCCGCCTCGTAATTAGTCCATTCTCTTTGCTTGGTTTCTCGGTCGTAATACTGCTTACCTAGCCGGATACCAAAACCAGTATAAGCGCCTGCTTGGAACTCATTTGCAGCTTTATTAAGCTTGCCCGTGATTGTTGTAGCCATCTTATCTCCTAACGATATTTACTAGCTTCTTCTGTTAAAAATTTACGTGCTTTAGTTGAGTATATTTCTGGTATACCCATTTCTTTACAAGTCTTTGGTGCAACCCACATCTTATTATTGTCTTCTTGACTTATTTCGTCATAGCATTGCACTGCATAAGCAAAATCGCCCGATTCGACCGCTTGATTGATTGCCTTTACACTTTCATTGTTCCTGCGCACTGCATCAATTAAGCCATCTGGAATCTCTTTTTTCTGGAACTCCTGTTGAACTTGCTGCACATACTTATTGTCATCAAACTTACCTAGGAACACATCAGCATTAAACCCAAGCATTGACAGGCATTTGGTTATACCGTCCGTTGTGGCTTTCTTCATGCAATCCGTGTCTTTCTTGCTCTCGGCTTTATCAATATATAATGAAGCCTGCCCCCACTGCTCTACACGCCCCCTTGATTCACCATGCCAAAGTGAAATCAACACACAGACCTCATTTGTTGGAAGATGGTCAACTCGCTTAACCTCCCAACCCCAGCCATTACCAGCCGCTCCCAATTCGCGTGTAGCGTTTTCAATTTGACGATACGGGTCTATAGCTGTAATGGCGCGGCCAAAAGTAACCTTTTTGGTATGCGCTGGATTTGTCGTACAAACCGAATCCCATAACTTCATATTACTCATTAGTTAAACAACCCCGCTGATCTAACCTCATCCATTGTGTATTCAAAGTTATACCCCTGATTGTATGACTCGCTTGCATTGTTTTGAGCTGGCTTGCCCTTCCGTGCGTCTTCTTGACCTTCGGCAAACTCAAACACATTGGAACAATTATTTAATTCCTTCTCTAAAGCTTCTTGTGGATTCATAATTTCTCTCCTATTGAGCTGCCTATACTACCTATATTAGATGGGTTTACATTGGCAAAACCGCTCAATGTTTTGGGTTATTTGGTAGTTTTGGTCAATCTTCTTTCTAGTTCTTTTCTCAATATTTCCTTAACCTCATATTGATTCAAAAAGTCATAATCACCAGACCCATACCAGCTAAAAGAAAGTCCACTCATAAACTCTATAGTGTTTTTAAGTTTGATGTTTGACCCCTCCTGCATCTTCTCACGTCTTTGTTTTTGACCTTCTTTAATTCTTTTAAACAATTCATCTAGCATCACTTAACCTCCTTTGCGCTGCCTATCATTTATTCACCTTAATCGTCCAATGGGTGCCAATCCGCCTTAATTCCATGCTTTGCCAGCTCTGCAACGTATGCCTGTCTTGCCTCTTTTTCAGTATTGCATCTTGGCAAACAGTGCTTTTCCCCATTCACAAAGACTTGCGGGCGGTATCTTACAATGCCGCTTTTGGATGTCTCCTTCGAGAACCCCTTGCCTCTCCCTAGTCGCGCTTGCAATACGCTTTTCCTGAATTCGCTTTCACACTCTTCATTATCCTTATTCTCAATTACTTTGCTGGGCTTTGACTTAATACTAACCAGCGCACCCAGTGCCATTTTTGCGCTTAAGCTTGGGTCTGGCTCCATTCCGAAATAAATCATAGCATCCCCTTTATTTGACTCTCGATCCCTGAGACATTCGCTTGAATCATCAACTCATAGGCCGCTCTAGCTTCCTTATCGCAATCGAATTGCTTCCAGCCATCGGCCAGCTTCACTGAATGCTTAACTATCCCATTGGGGTACTTCTTTGATTGATAGCCTTTGTGTTTTAATCGCGCTCTCTGTGCGTATAGCTCTTTTGCCAAGTCCCATGCTTTATTGCAGTCTTCAATTGAGTCAAACGAACCAATGCGAACCTTATTGCCCTTTACGCGAAAATAGCAAACAAACTTCCTACCACCCTCTACGCAGTCGCTCCTCAGCTTTCCTCTATTTAATCGTCTAAGCTCTAGTTCAGTCAGTACCATCTTTGCGCTTAATGCTGGATTGGGTGTCATTCCGTAGTAGATCATTTACATACCTTTACTAAGCTTATGTCATCGCCAATATTGTCTAAAACCTCTTGATCTGTATTTAGCGCCCAATCCCATAACCCCTGCTTTCCGTTTGTGCAAATAACCCACTTCCAGCTATCTCCAAAAGGAACCCTCCTAGCAATTCTTTCTACCTCAATATCATGCTCTGTAACACCAAGATTTAAAGATAATGAACATCGCAGACTCCAAAATTCAATTTTCACCGCTCTGTAAAGCTTTGGAATATCACTCACTTCAAACTCTCCCTTATCTTCTTTAATTCATTGATTGCTAAAGACCATCCGCCCAGCTTAAGTCTGATACCCGCTCGACTATACTGGTTTGCTTGGCATGATCTCGCTGGCTTAAACCTACCTGATTAACACTAGGTTTAGCAGCGTTTAACCATGAGTTAATACTGCGCTTTATGCCACGGCGGGTTTTTCGCTTAGCTTCATTTGAGAAGTGCCAAGCCACCATTTTTCCCAACTCCTCCCGAACATTAATTCGGGGGTAGGCTTGCTGAAACATCTCAACCATTTGACCATCTACTTCAAAAAGAGAACCGTCTTTTAGAATGATCTTAAATTGAACCTCGCTAAATTGAATGACTTGATTCATGCCCGCCCCCGTATTTTGTCAATGATCTGGCCGTGTTATAGCTCATTCCATGACGTTCAGCTAAATGCGATAGCTTAACTTTATGGATATTTGAAAGCTGACTTTCTAGCTCGTAAATTTTGGCGCGTAGTTCGGCTTTTTGCTTTAATATCCCGCGCCACTCTTTCACCAGCGTCTTTTTTGATTCCTCGCTGATTTTCATACTAATCCTTATTTAATAATTCGATAGCGCGCTCCATAGCCCATTTAAGCTGGTCAAAATCAAAATCTGACCAGTATCGCTCTAGTTCTTCTTTGCTCATTGATTTAATCAAAAATTCATTCATATCATTCCCCATTCTTAAAAAAAGGCCCGTTGATATTATCTCGGGGCAAAGTGCGAAGATCATAAAACTGCGATCATCAACCATTTCAAATAGGTCCTTTCAATGGTTAATAATTAGTTTTATGTATCCCGTAGGATTCAAAATAAACTACCTTGAAGTTCGTTTTCTTCTTTCTTTTCGCTAGGCAGTCTCAGTCGTGTTATCTGGCCCTTCCCGTTAAGCTTAAACCCAAGCTTTTTAAAGCATTCAGGGCCATAGGCTACCCCGTTGTAGAAGTAGCCTTTTTTTAGTTTTCTGCCGCAATTAAAACAAATCATCCTGAGCGGCCGTATAGCGCGTTTTTGCGTGCTCCAGATTTATCTTAGCTTGCTTAAAGTAAGAGTCCTTAAGCTCAATGCCAATTGCTTTTCTGCCCATTGATACAGGTGAATAAACCTCGCTACCCACACCCATGAACGGGGTCAAAACCGTCTCGTCAGGATTTGTATACAACTGCACCAACCTGTCGATTACATCCAGTTGCAACGGGTGAACATGCTTCTCGTCGTCCTCTTCCTTTGAATCGCGGAACGGTAGAATATTATCTATTCTCACATCGTCCCACACTGCCGAAGCGTAACGCTGCCAAATATAATGACTCAGTTTGTTTGTTTTAGGGTCTTTGTGATCGTGATACGTTTCGTTTAAATGCTTCCATAATGTTTCTGAATCCATTTGAGAACCGTTAGCATTGTTCCAAGCATTTAGGATATTGGGTAAAATTGGCGTTTCCCCCGCATATTCAAACATTCCACAATCGTGCGTTACTGGTACTTCATTTTCGCCTTTCTTTTTAAACACCAACACATAATCAGGCATGGCAGTAAAACACTCTGTCGAGTCTTCCACGATAAATTTATGCATTAGGCTTTTAACCATCGTTCTCATTCTAACCTTAAGCGGTTCCTTCCAAACGGTAATACGATTGCGATAAGTAAAACCGTATTTTTCATGAATCCGAACGATCTCGTGAGGGAAATCCCATAGATACTCACCAGCGTCGCGCATAATCACGTCTGTGCAATGAACGGCGGTAATTCGACCTTTTTTTGTCACTCGCGCTATTTGCTCTACTAAAAATTCATATTGCTTTAAAAACTGCTCTTTACTATCACAATTTGAAAAATCATTCTCGCTAGAGCTGTAGTTATACAACCCAGCAAAAGGAGGGCTATATACTGAGAAATCAACGCTCTGGTCTTTTAGTGTTGGTAGAACATACATGCAATCGCTATTGTAAATAGCAAAACGTCCTTTAGGGTCTACTACTTGATCTTTAACGCTCATTTTAAAAACTCCGGTAAAATTAATTCTTGATTAAATGGATTGTATTTTTCTTCTTTGTATAAATTCAGGGCTGTATTCAAATTAGAAAATAATTGGTCTGCTTTTTTAGCCTTTTCTAATAGAGACTGAATGACTTTTGTCTGGCCATTGCTGTAGATCAAATCTACTTCCACTGGGTCAACCCTTCCAAATCGCCAAAAACGTCGTATAGCTTGGTAATACTGCTCGTAGCTAAACGTAGGAAAATAAACCGTATGTCCGCAATGCTGCCAATTCAAACCGAAGCAAGTTATCTTAGGCTTGGTAATAAGCTTTTTAATTTCCCCTTTTTGAAAAGCTATTAACATTTCTTCTTTTTTGTCGATATTCATACTCCCTTTTATCTCGTGTGAGTCTTTTACCATGTCTGACAACATGGCCCCCTCGTCATTAAAATTGCACCATAAAACGCTTGTATCGTGACTGTCGGCCTTTTCCGCGGCCTTCTCGCATCGTTCTGTTATCGTTTGTTTTTGTTCTTCTCTTACGTCAGTTAAACGACTAGAAGGTTTAGCGAACATTTCAAACTGCCCATCCCTTGCTAAAATATCCCTATTGTCCACTTCGACGGTATTGGTTATTAACTCAGGTAAAATATGCTTGTCATCGCTAAACCCGATATCACTAGGCTTTCGAACTGACATAGACCAACTCGATACCCACTCAAAAAAGGCTTTCTCTGCGTGACCTTTCAATACCCACTTATTGCCCATTTTCACTGGGTCTATAGTATTTTCGTTATTGGTAAAGAATTTGCCCAGCATATCGGTATAACCCATATACCCCAATGCCTCAGAGCTAGTGCCAAGCTCTATGAAATCATTTGGGCTAGGCGTTGCCGTGAACAAAAAACGATATTTAACTTTCTTAAGAAACGACGTTATATGTGACTTAATTCGACCGTCAAAATTCTTGAGTATGCTCGACTCGTCCAGAATTACCGTATCGAAATCCTCAGGATTGAACTTGTCCAGTCTTTCGTAATTACAAATTACTATATCACTGGTAAGCGTACCGTCCTTGCTGTATTTCGGCTCACATATATCGAACTTTTGCGCTTCCTGAATAAACTGATAAGCGACGGCCAACGGCGTTATTATCAACACTCTACGCCCCGTCTTCTCTAGGCAATTCTGGGCAATGGTTAGCTGTATTAGTGTCTTCCCTAGTCCAGTATCAATAAAACCGCCATATCGACCATGTTTTAAGCACTTTTCAATTATGTACTCTTGATAGTCAAACGCACCGCTAGGAATAAAACTAGGCTCAAAACCCATATAGTCCGTACTGTGCTGCTTACTCTTTATAAATTCCTGATAGTTCACTTTATTCCCCTTAGTTGGTAGGGCCTATTTTCCAGCTTTTAACCTGCTTGTAATTGGCTAAAAGTTCCAATGCTTAGTTTTGTTTGGTAGTTTTTGCTAGTCGCTTCCTATACCCCGTCACGTGCTTTTTCCGCATTCTATTGAGCTTGGCCCTATATGCGCTTTTTAGCTTAGGCTTATATGAAACAACCATATCCATAGACTCAATATCAAACCACTCCCCCCTTATGAGATACTTCTTGCAAAGCCTATGAAGCTTTCTCTCTGCAGTCTCTGCAATCGACCTGTCAGTACCAACATAAAACTTCCATGCCAGTTCAACCTCGTCCGCATTGGCTGTTTGAATACTTTTAATTCTTTTTTTGATATTTGAGCTGTGGCCTATTTTCACCCTACCCCCGCACGTTAGCGCATACAGGTAGTATTTTTTTTCAACTGGGCTTTGATATTCAGACTTCTTTAAATCCCTTGAAAAACCGCTTATTAGGGAGTCAATAAGCTCTGTTTGTTTGTAGGTCCATTGTTGATAGTCCATAAAACTACTGATAAGCGACATGCTCACACCAGCGTTTTTATGACCTGATTTAACGATTTCATGAAGCCACTCAAGGCGCTTTTCATTCTTTAAGATTTGGTTGTTTTTTGTACTTTCATTTATTTTAGGCATAGTTTCCCCTTTTCCCATAAAGAGGCACATCCCAACTAGGCTATATGGCCTGTCTTACGGATATATCTTTTACGGTACTTACATTCCCTCATGATGACCTAGATACAAAGGTTAAGCATTGCTAGGATTTATAAGCCGTATTTATTCTCTTGCTTCCTGAGTCAAATAGAACTTTGCCTATTTCTTTGGGTCGCACTAATTTAGATAGGGAGTGCACTGCATCATAAACCTGATGGCAGCGAGAGACATGAATGAGACGGGCATAAAAAAAGGCTTTGATTTGTATAACTTTGGTAAATAGAGAAATCGCCAGACTTCGCACCCAAAATTATACAATCAAAACCTTCTCTTAATTCTATTTCAAAGCATGGCTCTGGCAAACCATATGCGCGAATTATAACCATCCCGTCTATTAAATAAAAGCCTTATTTATATAAAAAACGCCCTAAGTGGGCGCTATACTTAAAACCTGCCTTTTCTGAGGCTAGCCTGTGTAATCATCAATTGATATATAACAAGAACACCCCTTAGAGATTGCCTTCTTTTTTATCCTCAACTGTAGCTGATTATTTTTGGCTTTTAGCTTGGCTATTTCTTCCCTCATTTCGAATATAAGCTCCTGATCTCTATCCCAAGCTGCCTTAAGGGTTTTTAGGTCATTAGGCGGGCTAACACCCTTTGCAAACTCTTTTGAGTGCTTACGCCAGCAATTGCAGTTCATACTCCCTCCTATAGGTATATGGGTTAAATTCGATTAAGCGAGACAACTTCAGGATGTCCGCTAGGGAATGCTTTAGAACATTCTTTTTTTGCATCCTCTCTTACATATTCGATTAACTTAAACCCATCCACGGAAAATAAGGACTTAATTACCACTACTCCATCAACACAAGCATAATCCTTGGTGCCATCGCCTGCCATCCATTTAACACAATAAAAATAACTACGCTTAATCACACCAAGCCCTCCTCTTTTAATATCGTCATCATTTGTACTGCTGTTTGGATGTCCTTGTATGGCTCAACCCTTCCGCATAGATCAACGTCAAAGTCAGCCCATATTACTATTTTCTTATAGTTAATTCCTGCACCCGCTCCTATTATCTTTGAGTATAACTCCTCCCCGCCATCCTCAAAGATAAAGCGGTTGTTTTCTTGTCTTAGGTATTTCATTTGGCACGCTCCATTTTGTATAGTGGCTTAGGTCTCAACTGGAAATAACTAAGGCCAGAATCAGATTTAGCCCAAACCCCTTCTGAATTGAAGTACATTAGATTTGCGCCTTGATATTTGTAATAGATAACACCTTCCGCGTCCTCTAGGTAGTGAGTGGCACCGCTAGGTGCTGATTCTTGCGTGATCTTATTTGTCATTAGGTAGCTCCGGCAATGGTTTCCAGTGGGTTACTTCGTCAACTACCCCGCCATATGCTGCAAACTTCTCAGCAGTGTCACTGTATGCCCCGATCATTGGGTATTTGCCGTTGATCAGTAGTAGTATTTTACCCTCTACTGACTCATCATCGGGTAATGATTCGGATACACTCACCCACTTATCCTGACTAAGCTCTGTAATGCAGTCGTGTATAATATCCGATACCATTTGATCAAACTCACCATTTAGGCCTGCCAAATCAAGGCAAGCGTTTATGGTTTTTGATCTTTCTGATACCCACTTCTTAATATCTTCTTTCTTAATCATTGGTTAGCTCCTTTGTCAGCTTTTCGGCCTTTTCCAGCTTTTCAGCATGTGTATATTTGCAGTCATAACAGACAAACTTACCATGGATAACATCGCCTTGATCCATGTGGTAATCACTCTGGCAGATTCGGCACCAGTCATATTCGTCATAGTTCATATCACCCCCTTACCATTAATCCATGATTGTTATTAGTGTAATAAACGGGCGTATATAAACGCCCATCGACTACGATTGCTCCAGCTCTAACCCATCGGCTAATCTGTGGCTGATTTGTGCCGTACCGCTCTGCTAGGGCGGTCTGAGTCCCTAGCTCTGATAGTTTTTTAACGTCTTTTTTCATGGTTGTCCTATTTATTTTTTAATCTCTAGAAATTGCAAGATATGCCAATCTGGCTCAATTCGTTTCTCACATAAACTGGTAAGTCATATCCGCCGTCAAAATCTACAACTTCACCAAGGGAGCAGTCTATCTTGAGCATTCCGCCTTCACTGCCGTTCAATCTCTCCCACCACCCTTTAACAATCACGCTTCCGCCTGAGTGGAAAAAGCCAATATTACGCCCTTCATGGTTCGGTAGCGTTAAAACTAGCGCCTGTGCTTCGCTTTTATTTTTCATTTTTCTTTCCTTTTGGTTGCTTGCTTGGTTGCGCCCCTTTCGGGGCTGATGGTTATTTAATTAGCAGTGAGAAGCTGCCTTCGGGCTTTATGTTGTATCTGTTTTCTAGCTGCCATTGCTCAGTGATGCCAGAACGCCCTTTAACTCTGAATATTGGCTGGTCTACCAACCAAAACACAGAATAAACGCCCGCTTCTTCTTTTGCGTTTTCGATAATAGTGTAAGTAACTGCGCTCATGATGTTTTCCTTTGTTTGCTTAGTTGATGTGATCATTATAGCCATATTGCTATAAATGTGATTGGCAGAAACTACCAACTTTAAGCAGGTATTTGGTAGAAAATGCTAATAGGGTATAATAACTAGGCGCACTGGCCATTGAGCTGGAAGCGGTGCCCATCGCTGGGGCTATAATAGGCGATCAATTCACCCGCCAAGCCTCTGACTCACGCAAGTTTTTACCTTGTATTGTCACGCTCAAATCGTGCGGGTTTTTTGGCTTAGGAATACGCCGTAAGTGATTCCAGCCGCCCCACGGCATACAGAAGGCGACTGTTTAAACGTAAGGCTAGAATGGGGATAACTAGCCAGCTCTTTTAATGTAAACCTCTAGCGGGCCTTCCTCGTCGCTGCATGTGAATTTAATAGCATTTGCACTGTCGTTAGCGTCCAAGTCCATGGCCCCCAAGCACGCTGCCACCGTGAAAACCTCTTTTTTAAATTCATCAGGCGTTAAATTATTTTGCTCTGCGATTTCTTGCCAGTTGATCATTTTACTAACCTCAGTACTGTTTTATTGTTTCGTTTAGTCCATCCAATCGCGAAATAAGCCTTAAAAGGATTTTTTCTAGTGCACGACTGGCGGAACTGGTAAAGCTCTGGTCTTGTTAGATTAATCATTGTTTTTCTCCAATGCTATTTGAACCAGTAATAACTTGCTTGTGTCGATCATTTATCTAATCCCTTTGCTTTGTTGAGGATGGCTATAGCCTTAGCTTGTCTGCTTGCAACCCAGTGAGGGGATGCAATCTCCTTGCACTTATTAGCTTCAATCATTCCTTCTAGCGCCTCTACTAGCTCGTCATGGTTGTTCGTCGCATGAACCATAGCTGTTTCTTTTTCGTAGTTAGTGCCTCCTACACACTCGCCAGATTGATCTTGGTAGCACTGTCCTGCGTACTCTAATGGAAGGTCAAACACATCACTCATTTTCATTTCTTACTCTCCTTTATTAGCTCTCTAGGCGCTTAACTTCTGCGCATAGTGCTTTGTTATGGCGGGTTAGGAATACACGGCTTAGCTCGCTCTTGCGCTGCTCATAGCTATAACCTAGTTCAATCATTCCGGTATCAAGGCGTTGCATGTGCTCAATAGCAGCAATCTCGGCCTTAGTTAATGTGTCTCGTATAGGTTGATTAGGCTCTAGTCCATTTTCAATTCGGTACTGCTTGGCATTCATACCCAATACAACCTTATTGATTAGGTTGAATTCATTTGAAAAGTGATAGTGCTTGGCCTCGCCTTTTTTATCGTACTTAATCGCATCCGTTAGAAATTTGGCTTCTAGCTTTGCGTTCTGGCGTGATTGTTGGCGTTGAGCCTCTTCTAGCTGGCCGGTTACTAAAGCATCGTAAGCATCAATGACATGAGATTGGAATTCAGGACTAATCCACATCGCATAGGCGTAAACAGCCTTCTTCTCTGTATATGTGCCGCCGTTTCTACCTTCATTTTTAACTACCGTGATTCCGGTAGTTTCCAAAAAGCGCTTAGTGGACTCTAGGGCCATCCAATAACTAGGCCCATTCTTCTTGTCTGCACCACTGGCTTTGTGAAGATCATTAAGGCAGTAAAGCCCATCTTTAGTGCGGATTTTCTTATTAGCTATGATTAGATTCATTTAGATACCTTTAGTGGTGCGAGACTTACATAAGGGTCGAACGGGGAAAGGTGGCCCCCACTTAATGCTCGCATTATGATTATCAGTGTTCGACTACCGATACAACGATTCTAGCATACTTACATAAGCTTTCTAGTCATTGGCCAAATAGATCAAATAAAAACAAAGTTGGTAGTTTTTGCCATTGCTGGTGGCTTTGTGGCTGATAATATGGGCGGGCAGTTTCAGTGATTCACAACGAATCACGCTGCAAGCTAAATTATTGTCTCAGTAAAGAGTAAATCCGGTGCTTAGGCTGAACCCTAGGCCGATATATTTAATATTACTATCGGAGGTATAACCCACCCTTAACGGAAATAAGTTGTTTTGCCGGTTCTTTACCGGCTTTTTTATGCCTATAAATTACAAAATGCTAATTAAGTTGTAAGAAAATGCTATTTAACCTAAAGGAATCTACTGTTCTAATGGCTAAAAACAAGGGGGATATATGAAGCCACATCAAGCATTAATATTATTTGTATTAGGGGCGGCTTACGGGGCTGCGATCACTGTTTTGATTATCGAGGCGCTAGCGTGAACTCAAGACAAAAAGGCTATTACAACGAAGGCAAAAGCTTTGGGGATAAAGACAAAAGCTACTGCCCATATGGGATTTACGATATGGCTAGGCGGTCTCTTTGGCTGGCTGGCTGGCACGACTACCAAATAGAAAAAGGAACGGGTAGAAAATGAAAAGCGGGATGATTGTAGAATTGCCTGATTTGGGGGAAGTACAGGTAATTGGCGAAGTAAATGCTAAATATAACGCATTCAAGGAAGTCTGGGGTATTGGTATTGCTAAGACAGGCAGAACCATTATGAACCCTCGCGGCAAGCTACTAGCAAGCATCACAAAAGCCTGTAAAAAGAAATCAAAGCAGAGCCACTACGAATCTGTAAAAGCTGAATACATGGGCGGTGATGGCCGCCTAGAGTGCATTAAATTCATGGCAGAACAAATCAATAAGGAATCAGAAGATGCTGACCTACTCTAAACCACCTATGGCCGGAATGGGCTTTGTGTTCAAGTGGAACGGGCGCGAGGTACCACGGGATAAAGTACAAGAATTCTTCGTTAAATACATGGAAGCTGTAAAGAAAAAGGCTAAATCAGACCAGCAGGTTATATCAGGTTTACACTATGAAATAGCCCAACTGGAGCAAAGGCTTGACGAATATCGAGAGATTGCTGAGGCTGTAAAGCCTTATAATGATTATATTTTAGCTAGAATAAAGAAGGCTGAGAAATAACCCCAAGCTAACGGGCGCGTAGCGTCCAAATTTGAGCGCCTTGTTATTTGGCGCGGGAGGCAGAAGTGAAAAATATAGAATCGCCATTCAAAGAAGTAATAGAGGCTATCACAGGCGGCACGTCCGCTGCGATACGTTGTTATTGTGCAGCTACGGAGTGAATATGATTGCAGCATTGTTTGTACAGCCTGACGGCTGTTATTTAGGGCTTGGTTTAGATGTTTGGCCAGAGCATCGAGACGCGAGGAAGTATGACGGTAATTTACCGGTAGTGGCTCACCCACCTTGCCAGCTATGGGGAAAGATGGCAAAAGTAAACTATTCAAGATGGGGTGGTGAGCATAATAAGCCCGGTAATGATGGGGGCTGCTTTGAGAGTGCGCTAAACAGCGTTAATCGATGTGGTGGAGTATTGGAGCACCCCGCACAAACGTATGCATGGTCACAATACGGGTTGGTAAAACCTGAAAAATATAAGTGGGTTCAGAGTGGTGAAGGCTGGGTGTGCGAAGTATGGCAGAGTGCCTACGGGCATCGGGCAAGAAAGGCTACCTGGTTGTATTACAAGGGCAATTCTAAGCCGTATGATCTCCGATGGAATAGACCGAAAGGTACGCACCAAGTTGGATTTCAAGACCAGCGCGGCAAAGCGAAAAATAAACCCACCCTAAGCAAGCGGGAGGCTAACGCTACTCCGCTTGAATTTAGAAATGAACTGCTGAAACTTGCTGAATACTCAGCACAATAACCTTTTAAATAACGGGCGCTATGCGTCCCTGTTTATTTTGTTGTTATGTTACCGATACAAATATCAAATTGGAGAAATAAAATGGACTGGATAGATATTAATGAAATAGAACCAACTGTAGGGCAAAAGGTATTAATTTTGATAGATGTTGGTGAAAATATAGAAAGGGGTGAGTACATAGGTAATGGTAATTTTAAATCAAATTGGTGTGAAAGAAGGGGGAAAAGCCATTGCTACAAGGTAACTCACTGGATGCCAAAGCCAGAAATGCCAGAGAATTACAAATCAAGATGCTAATAAAGCTAAACTTGGTTTAGTAACATAACAACACGATACAGGGCGGAACGTCCCTGTGATCAAAGTGTTATTTCCTTAGTGAGTTAATAGCACCGCCCGCAAAGTAAAAGCCCAAGATGGTAAGGGCTGCTATACCTAGCTTACCTTCTAGTATTTTCATTGGGTAGGTTAGGTCCATCTCTGTAAAGGATAGGATAAAGCATATAAACCAGCCCAAAGCCCATGGTGGGACCACGATCAAGGCTAAAAACCTCTGTGCTAACTTAAACGGCTCATAAGCTTTTAATAGTCGTATATGGCCCTCAGCTTTTTCTTGATCGGTATAGAAGGCCTTATCAAGCATGTCGGTGCCTTTATTGATTACCTTTTCGGTTCCGAATAGTTTACCTAGCCAGCTCATCTCACACCCTCATCTTTAATCGTAATAAGGACTTTTTCGCCTGAGTCCAAAGCCCGTTTAACTTTCGGATATAGGTATTCATAAGCTTGCGTAGATCGGCCACCAAACCCGCCGCCGTTAAACACATCAAGAGTGCAGCTAAAATTAACAAGAATACAGCCCGCTGAATCCTCATGGGTATTACCCTTATGTATGTAAATATCCGTAAACCAAGGCACATCTCGAATATGAAGCATCCCATCGTGACCAATGCTATGATGCTGGTTGTCATACCTATTGGCCATGGGCGTTCCACGTTTCAATCCAATCTCATAAGTGCCAGCTGGTATGCGCGTTTCACCCGCTACCTTTTTGACTCTTTGCTGGTCTTCAACGGTGAACATGATTAAATGCTCACCCATATTAGACCCAATACAAAGGCGACCAATAGTTGAGTCGGTGCCTTTTGAATCTCGATACAGGGTTAGTATCATTTAACCCACCCATGATTCCAATCAATAGAGTTTTTGCAGTGGTTAGAATCCACCTTATCCAGCATCCAGACTAAGCGATGAACCAGCCAGTTAGGCATTCGAGTAGGTGCATTATAGTGATAGATTTTACCTAATCGGCTGGAGAATGTTTCCCAGCGATCACCTAGAAAGACGACATTCCAAAATACATCAAACACCAGCCAGACATCTTTTACATATCCGCCAGCTTTACCAATCAATAGAGACAGGATAGTTGGCGGGGTAAATAAGATCATAAACGTGCTAGTAAATGCAGCCAGAAAGATCACACCGGAACCCAGCCAGAATACAGACCAGATTCTACGGGTTAACCAAAATAGTTTTTCCATCATAGGTTTATACTCGGTATTCCCGCCTCAAATTCTTCTAATGTGATTGATTCGCCTGACTCAATGCGGGCTAGCTGCTCATAGCCATAGGCGTACACTAAAGAGCGCCACTTTCTAAACTCAATGCCTTCTAACTGGAATTTCTCCACTATAGGCTCATCAGCATAGGTAACAGCGGTTTTAATATTGTCATAGCCGTATTCTTTAGCTTTATTGTCTAAAGTGCTTTCTAGTATTGCACTGGCTTGATCCATTAACTGCTGCTCTTCGTGCGCGTCTTTGTCGGATTGGTCGCAGGGTTTAATATCGGGCCAGTCGCTTTCTTCGTGTAGCTCGTACTCGAAAGTAGGGTCTTGTGTGTGCGCTACCCACTCATAACCTAACTGGATTAGACAATTAATTGAGCCGTTTGCGTTTTCTTGTGCGTTTTTATAAATATGTTTCATGTTATGCAATCCTTACATATAGTCCGTAGTCTTGATCTTGGTTTGTAAATCGGCCGACGTATTTCCAAGTACCTGAAACTGACAGTGAAGAGCTGCCCCAAAGACCAGTGTCGCTAAGTCCACGGGCGTATTTTAGATCAGATCCCGATATACCGCTTATTCCACTCGAATGCGCCACGCCAGAATTGTTTTGCATAAACTGCGGTACGTTAACCCCTTGCACATCTTGCGGCTGATAATTCGCCCCCGTGTAGTTTACATTTCCGCCTATGTGAGTCGTTTCGTTATTAAGCAACCTCCCCG